GTTCTCTCAGTATTATCGGCATAAGCAAAGCACGGCAAAAACAGTAGAATTAAAAAGACCAGAAGAAACTTTACTCCTCTTTTTGTGGCATTGTTACAGTCCATTGTTCCCTCCTAATAACATCCTGTCTAAACCTCTCTATCATATCAAAGAAAAGTTTCAAATAAACTCCTCCTTCTTCTATTCTATCATATTTCATCAACGCCTTAGCCCTCATATAAAAAACAATAAAAGGGTCAAAATAGAAAGGAGTTTCAATAGAACTTGCAGTGGTCGTCACTCCCACAGGCTTTGATACCATGAAAACATCCATTCTGGTCCCAGATATATCAACATCTGGAGTAGGCCATATATAAATACGGCCTCCCCATTCCCACCAATACTTAGGCCTCGGTTCTTGAATCTCAACAGCAGCCATAATGCTGGGTTCAACTCTTTGAAGTACGTTAAATCTTTGAGGGTCTCCTGATACTCCAGAATCATAGATAACATGATTTATATCATAATGAGAAGTAGACAAAGCATAACTTGACACTCCCGCATCCAAACGGACGCCCTCTGATGTCTCAAGTCCCTTAGTTATAGAGTTTATGATACGAATTGCTTCATCTGACCATTGAATAAAATCAGCGTTTGTCCAACCACTTTTATTGGCATCAGTTTCAGACAAATCCCTCCTCACCCTTTCTATCAAAGTAAGAGCCGTAATTCCTGAAGGAGTTTGAGTCCCCCCATAAACTACGGTATTGGAAGTTATAAGACAAGCAAAAATAATGATAATCAGAAAAGTTTGTATTTTCCTCATTATAATATCCCCATCATTGCAGTCGGGACCAATATCTTCTCTCTTGATGACCGAATAGCTATAGCACTTTCTACAAAATGTTCAAACATCAAGAAAAGTTTATCAGCCTTCATGGCTTCCATATTAACATGCTGAGATTGAGAGGTCTCTCTAAACCTCATCATCCAAGCAGCATATATAGCCACCCCGTAGACATTCATTGGGTCAGGAAACCCCCACATTCCAAAGGGGTGAAAGACAGGTGGAGGAAAACAGTAGTATTCCATAGTAATTGTTTCCGCTACTGTGCTGGGTGCATAATCAAATATCAGTTGCCAGTCACAAGTATTCTGAATTTTATATGTATCCCCTGAATCCCAACCTTTTCCCTTGGCTGTGTCCCCCTTAAACATCGCTGTGTTTAAAGTCGTATCCCCTGTCTGCTCTAAAACAACCCCTGTATACTTCTTAGCAGGATTCGTATTATAAACCCGATACCTTGGATAAACAAGATCATCTCCATCAGTGAACGTAGCCGCCGCATTGACCAAATCACATTCCCCATCAGTCTCTCCTCCATTAGATGTCGTCGTGCCCGTAATAGTAGCTGGAGCTATAGACTTTTTAATTATATCAAAACCTGTTGGGATATCCTCGGTTTGGCTTGTATCGTTATCCCAGAAATCATCATACAGAACTCTATCAATCAAGACTGGTTCTGTCAACCCTGTTTCAAGGTAAGCTATACAAGGTGTCCTTCTGTCCCTCCTCTTTCTTGCAATCTCTATGAAATCAGGAGGACAATCGTATGTTCTCTGGCTTGCAACCGTTGTAATATCAATAGACTTTCTCAACAGTTTAGTCCTCCTCGCAAACTCGCAAGCCCCTATCTCTCCAAGTTCAAAAGCAGTCCTATCCCCAAAGGAAATTTGCTCTCCGGCAATAGGAGTCATCTTTCTCTGTTTCAAAATCAAAGAAAGATAGTCAAGAAATAATTGTCCATCCATCTTTTATACCTCTGGAGGTGCTCCTTCCTGTTCATCCATCATTTCCACATTTCTATAAAAACGATTCTGTTCTTCCTTTTCTTTGAGTCTAATCCACCAACCATCAGAAAAACCAATGGTTTCCAAATCACTTCGGTCTATTCCTAAATTCTCAGCAACCCTGGGAACTTGTGATTTAGCCCCCATTTCTGTATCAAAATGACTTCCATCTACTTTCCCATATAAACGATGAGACATTTCTTCCGCCACTACTTCTTCTTGAACGGGTTTCTCCTCAATAGGAGGTTTTCTTGTCCTTATTACCTTTTTCGGAGGGTCTCCTCCTTCCAATAATTCAAAAATACTTGGACAAGTCTTCAAAACCCTGGCCGCATCATTATCTGATACCTCACAGATAAAATCATTTCCTTTGTTAAATACGGGTTTCCCCTCCATCCAGAGAACTTGCTTCTGTGATTTAGGACCTATGTAATGAATTAACTTTCCCATAATCCTTAACTCCTTTCATTTTAAAAGTAGCCCGCCCCGCATAGAGGCGGGCTACAGACCTTAATAGATCTTATCTCATCTTGTTAAAAAGTTATTCGTCGTCGAATCCACCTTCTACAGTGTAAAGAACACACATGATGAAAATATCTCCGGTGGCCGCTGCCGCACCCTCTACCGTTATATCAATGGTATCTGCCGCAGTATAGGTATAACCTAACCCGCTGGCGTTGATAGCCTCATCAATCTCAGCCGCATTCGAAAAACCACCAAAGAGGGACAATCGACCAGCATTCGTCGCATTGGCAATAGCCGCCATAAACCGATCATCATCATCCCCATCTCCTACATCGAAGGTAGAACTACTCGCAAAGGTTGCAGGCCACTCGACCATAATATCGATGATGCGGGCACCTTTAGGAATATTGACCATCTGAATAATATCATTAATAGCCCCACCCCCTTCATCATCATAAGACCAGTGACCCCATGAAGCATTAATGCTTCCATCCTGCCGGTCAGGGCAATTCCCTGACAAAACAGCTTCTGTTTTATATGTTGCCATATCTTTATATTACCTCCTTACCTTAAGAGTTCGGATCGATGCAGTAGGTATCGCAGGCGATCATTCCAAACCGCAGGCTATTAAATATGGTAGCTTTCATTCCATAAATAGAGCCAGCAGTAATTGCCAATTGATTCCCTCTATCATCGGTCTCTTCATGCCATCCAAACCGGCTTTTACCACCTCCAGGAAGGACGGTCCCACCCCAAGCGATTGTCCCAGCCTGGGCTCCAAGAAAAAGTGCACGGGCGGCAGGCTGTGCCCCATCCCCTCCATAGGTATTGAACCGAATCACATTTCTGTGTTTATGAAGGATGACATCTGCGTATTCCCCCAGTGCATTCTTGTAAATAAGGGAATCCTTACCGTCCAGGTTTTTGTGAATGTCCTGCCAATCACCAGTGGAAGTATTTGTTCTCAAAGAGTGCTGTTGCCAAGTGTGCATAAGCAAAACAAACTTCCTTTCTCCCCCGATCATAAAGGCCTGGATCATCGGGTCTGTGGTCTCTGCCTTGGAAATACATTTCTCCACAACTTCCAAAGACATACCATCCGCCTCATCTACATCTCCGGCGGCACTTGCATCCCCTCCATAAATCAGGTGGGTTGCATCACAGGCTGTAAGGGTATTTGCTGCCCGGCCAGTCCAGGCTGTGGTAAAATGAAAGGTCGTATCTATACCTCTCGAGCCAGCAAGATACATCATCATCTGTTGATCATAATCCTCACCATACCACGTAGCAAGAGCATTCCGTCCCTCAGACCGAAGGTTGTAAATCACTCTCTGCTCAGTCATTTTCCCCTTAGATTTGGTTCCCTTCCTTCTCTGGTCGATATAGAGGTAGTCACTATAAAAAGCCAGAGCTTCTTCTGCCGCTGTCCCTTCTATCTGGGCATCACCTTCAACTCCATCTCCAGATAATTTCATACGCAAACCGTAGGTGATCTTGTCCCCAGCACTCTTAGACAGATCCTTGAGAACTCTCCACATACTATCATACCCAGTTCCCATGAATTTGTTAAAGTACTGGGCAACAGCAGATTCAACTGCCAAACTGGTTGTCCACTTATGGACTGTTAAAGCATTCCCAGTCAAAAACTCTGTAGTTGCCATTATCTATTGTCCTCCTGTATAAAGTTCTATTCCATTAAATACTTCTTTTGTTGATCGGATGAGAGCCGAGCAAATTGAACCTCAGAAAGAATTGCTCCTGAAAATAGTTCATCCTCCGTCTCTCCTGTATCTCCGGGAAGATCACCAATCGAATGGACATTCTCTTTAGTTAAACCGCCCTTAAACTTCTTAATTAATTTGGCAGTTTCTTCCTCACGAATTGTTTTCATCCATTCATCCTTGTTCTTTTTAAGGACTTCATTTTCCATCTCTTTGGTAATCTCACCATTTCCTGAAATTTCGTGAGTTCGACTAAGAAAGTGAGCGAAATAAGCAGCATCTTCTCCAAGGTACCGAGCCCTACCGTCTTTCCCCATAATAAGAGTGCCAGGGTGTGTAAATAAATTCAAAAGACTAACAGGTAATCCATTGACCTCAGCAAAAGTCGAAAGAGTCTTATTTACATCACTGGTTTCAGGAGTAGATATTCCAGGAATAAGCTTTTCCATCAACCCCATTCCTTGAGCAACAACTTTATTGAACTCTTCCTCACTCTTTTTCTCTTCCTGACCAGCATTAAGTTCTTTCTTTACCCCCTCTTGGACTTTCTGAAGGATCTTAGGTAGGTCCTCAAGCAGATCAAGGGTTTGTCTTGAAGCTTCGACAGGATCATCTTCAACCTTCTTTTTGATATCAGCAACTTTTGTGGTAAAGTCAGATATTGTAGAATCTTCTGTCTTATCCTCCGTTACTCTATCTTCTCCCGTCTTTTTAGATAACTTCAAAGTTTCGATCTCTCCCCTAAGCCCCTCAACCTCTGTTGTAAGGGCTTGCCTTGTCCGTCTTTCCTCATGGAGGGCAGCAAGGGGTACAAACCCAGGAAGTGGTTTTACACCATCTCCTTCCTTCTTTTCCTCGACCTTTTCCTTGGCCTTCTCCTCAGTTTTTGTTTCTGTTGTCTTTGTTACCTTTTCTTCTACTTTCTTGTCTTCCGGAGGAAGAGACTCCGTTTTCTTCTCTTCTAACAATTTATTAGACTTATCCTCTATTACTCCAATATCAGATAATTCCTCTTCTGAAGGGGCCACCTCATCATCAAACCATGTGCCAATCTTACTCTGTGTTTCCTCAGAAGACTGAGTAACAGCTATACTCCCATCAGGTAAGTCTTGTGTAGAAGTCAAGGAAGTATGTTTCCCGACATCCTCTGTTTTAGTTTCAGTTGCTTTGGTCTCAGCACTCTCTACTTTATCTACCATTTCGTACTCCTTTCTTTTTAACGACCTAAGTCAAAGGTCGAGCCATTCGAATAACGGTCAAATGGAAGCCGAATTTATATTGCACAGCCAAGGGCTGTTTTAAACCTTTCCTATCTTCGCAGACTCCATTTTCTTCTTAGGGTTCGTCCACGGTTCCTTCTTCTGCTCAGCTATTGAATACAACATTCTCATAGTATTCTGACATGCCCTCTCAGAATCATGGTGAGACTTAGGACCCCATTGTCCTCCTTTCTTGGAATATAGAGTAGATCCCACACATTTATAGGGCATTATCTTGTCCTCCATATCGTAATGCTGTTAT